AAATCGAAGGCCGAATGCATTAACGGGCTGGTCAGCACCCTGTTCTCTCCGAACAATTTGTCAGCTGAAATCCAGTCGTATTTCAGAAATAATTGTTCGTCTCCTTGCAGTATTTTTTTGTTCACTCGCCTCATTCCCGCCCCCTCTATTCGTCTTTATTCGATGGGTGGGTTTCGTTGCCGTATGCTTCCCAGAGCTTAGATAGCCCACCACTGATCGGGATGGTTAACACCGCAAGCGCAGCCAAAAGACCTTCGATATTATCGAGCGTTTCTGGATTTGAACTTGCGGACCAGATTATTCTCGCAGCAAGCACGAGCCACGTTATTACACAGGGGGTGAATATAATGGCGATCAATAATTGAGAACCTGTGATCGTTGTGCCCTTCTCGGGCTTCTTCACATCATTGGAGGTGTCTTTAATCGGCTCAGGTGGCCCTTCAGAGGTCATTGGACCGAGACGGGGCGTTCTAGGTTATTGGTGGCGTTAAGTTGTTGAATTTTAGTTGTTGATGCGATCGTAAAACTCGCGGCATCTATTCCAGTTCCGTCACCGATAATGGAATTTTGGATTGTTAAAGTTCCCGCGTGGATGTCGTCCAGATTAATTCCTGCCCCGAACGCGCTCACATTTGAGATGGTGAGCTTACGACAAAAGCCGTCGCCCGTTTGCACATCAATAATTATTCTGTCGTAGGTAGAATTTGTAACGGCAGGAACTGAAACCGTGCCTCGAATTGACTGAACGACAATATCTTTTGGGGTGCTCGATAGCGTTGGGCTGATCGACAATCCGTCAGCGACTACGTTGGTGATATTCAGGATATATATTTCCGAGTTGCCAAGATGCAAGGTTGTAGCTTCTAGCCCGTCAATGATAATTTCGTCACAGACCAAATTATGGCCGCCGCCAGTAGACCCCACAATCTGGAGAGCGTCCGTTAAGCCTGACGACTTACCAATATCAAGTCCTGACAGTGTGATGTCTGAAGCACGGGCCCCAGATAAATTAAGCTGGAGCGTCATTGTCTGAAGTGCTCGAACCTCGGCAGGTGTTTCATCATTTAAAAACTGCGCCCAGTCTTGACCGACTTGTACTGGTGTATCTGGTTGAACAATAGACGCATTATATAAAGCGGGCTGAGGCCAAATTGGTGCAGCGTTTATTCCTTTAACAGAAAAGAAGATTGCGAGAGTAATCACGACAGCGCCGAACAGAACGCCTGTAAATCCTACCCTGAGAATTCCGCCGTGTATTTTTAGACGGCTAGTGTTTAATGAAATCGATGGAATATGTACGTCTGGAGAATGCCCCCCGATGAGAGGGAATTGAAACCTACCTTCGGGAGTTTTGAATGAGGGAAAACGTAAATTCCCCAAACGTACATGAGGTATGAAAAAAGTTTTTGCTAGGAATGACAGCCACTTTTTCATGTGAGAATGTTTCCAGACCCGTCGCCTTTTTTAGATGCAACGAATGATTTCAATACCGACAGAACAGCAGCTACGCCCGCCGCAGCCCCAGCTTTCCATATGTCAGCGTCCATTCCTACCATTGGTCCAGCCATCACGATCGCCAGAAAACTTTGAGCGAATGTCATTACACACCGCTCGCCTAAATCGGTTAATGCTTTTTTGTCTTGTAACATTAGTTACCTCCCATATCATCGACCTTGCCCTGTAGCGTGTCGATTAGATCGTTCATTATGCTCTGGCCTGAATCAATCAGGTCGTTGGCTTTCTTTTGCTGCTCGTCAATTTCAGCTTGCTTAGGCGATACGTCTGATGTATCTGTTTCTAAAAAGTTAAACGCATTATTCAGTCCTTTGCTGCGACTGAAATATCCATTACTGGCTACAGTGCAGCCCCAGTGAAGATGAGCGGCAGTTGATTGTCCTGTGTTACCGATTACTCCGAGTAGTCCGCCCTGTTCGACTGAATCGCCGACTGCAACTTGCGGTTCACCAGCCATGTGAGCATAGAGGGTGAACCCAAGAAGCTCACCAAAAGGATCAGAATGCCGAAGCATGACGCAATTGCCGAATATATCAGCCACCCCGATACGCCAGCCTTCTTTTTCTTCGGTTGTGAATCTGTCATTAACTACTCCGTCCATTGGTGCGAGAATGGGTGTACCTTCAGCGGCTGCAATATCGACACCGCTGTGACCCTTGCCGCCTGATAGCTGTGGTCGAACAACTCCGTAAAATGAAGTGACGGGTCCACTCACGGGCATCCCGTCGTAATTGCTGCCGTCCAATTTGCCAGCGAAACTTAAGCGAGCCATCCTGATACATCCAATCTGCTATCAGCGATATTAATATTATCACCAACAGTGTATCTATTATTCATCGTCCAATACGACTTCGATGTTCGGCATATCCCCGTAAGCGGCTTTCACTCCGTGCCAGAACGCATAATGTAGATTAGCTAGGGCATCTAGTTTTTGGTTAATCATTTCAATCTGTTCCGAGCAATTACAGTCACTCATCTTTTCGGTCAAACACTCCGTCAGCTTCCGCCTTATCTTGTTGTTCGTGCATCTCCATGCGTATGTCTGATTCACTTCTTGGCGGTTTTGGTGGCATTCGCGGCCCTGTGGGGGCGGCTAAGTCGGGAATTATCCCTTCAAATAAATGGCGGTTGTGATATAGCAACTGTGCTATTCCATCTAGCTTCTGTTCAAGTTCATTCATGCGCTGAGCATTACCCGCGCCAGACAAGGCGTTTCTTTGGAAATCTTGGTGTTCCCTCATTGGGTCCATCACATAATTCGGTGGCAAGTCCTTCATTCCGCTTAACGGGACTGGTTCGGCAAATTCGTATGATGCGGGCATTAGTATGTAATCCTATCAATGTATCCAGCGGGCCAGTTGTAGGCATATAGTGAAGAATACCCTGAAGCGGCGTCACTATCCTGCATTAACGTACCCGCCCAAAGCAGCCACGGTGGAGTATTCGTCGGATAGTAACTGGTAAATGCGCTAGATGAACTACCAAATGCGCAAGTGAAAGCATATGAAGCATGTGTGTTCCATAGCCACATCCAAAATTGGTCCATTGAAGTCGTCCCAGACGGTGCTGTGTGAAATGTCCACCAACCCGCTGCGCTTTGTTGTTTATAGTTGCCCGCAGTTAGCTTTACACCGTATGACCCTAAAGTTGGGTTCCATTCTTCTTTTGAATATGACGCCATTAATTTCTCGCCTCTCCGTATATCACTACAGCGTTAGCTGCATCTGCAAAAGCCTTAATCGTCACAGGCCAAGTTATCGGGGCTCCATTGATAACCGTGGCTAATCCAGCCGTAGCAACTATTGTTTCTTTAATTAAATTACTGGCATCTGTGCCACCCCATTCCAGTGTGAGGACAACATCCGCCGCGCTTGTATTGGTAGCCTGAATTAAATAGCTAAATGTTTCTTCAGGGTTATCAGTATCATCGGGGTCTTTTGTAACTGGCCGTTCGTCTAGAACAACCGCCCCTGCTGAATTGGTTCCCGTAATAAGTATTCCAAGTCCTCGTGAACTTCCTGTTAAATGCGACATATTTTATTCTCCTAACTGTCTTCTTAGTAGTTGTACCAGCTCGTGTCGTATTTCCAGACACCCCTACCATAACCGCCAATCCCCGCGATCCTAGCTGGCATCGTATCTGGCGTTGGCTTGAATGATTGCACGGTTATCACTTCGCTTTCACCAGCTGGGTCTCCACCACCTGATACGAAATGAGGTGCGAGCGCCGCACCTTGCGAAGTTAGAACCGTGCCCGCAGCTCCAAGACCTAGTTCCGTCACATCTCCAGTTGCAGAGGTGTATAAAACTTTCCAGTTTCCACCATTGATATCAGTTGCCGCAACGTTCTCGAAAGCTGGCGCAGCACTGGTTCCGTTTCCTGCTATGAATGTGCCAGCAGCTCCTGCAGCTAACTCGTTCACATCACCAGACCCATCCGTGTAAAAGACTTTCCAGTTGCCGCCGTTGATATCTGTCGCCGTAACGTTTTCAAACGCTGGCGCTGATGTCGTTCCATTCCCTGCTAGAACAGTACCAGCCGCGCCGAGAGCCAATTCAGTTACGACCCCTGTATTGTTGGTATACAGAACTTTGTCGTTACCGCCGCTGATATCGGTAATCCCGCCGAATGTTGGAGCAGATGTAGCACCATTCCCAACAAGCGCAGTTCCGTCAGCGCCAAGAGTTAATTCTTGAACCGCGCCCGAACCGTTGGAATAAAATACTTTGTGATTGCCCGCTGATAAATCCGTAGCTGGAATGGCTCCCCATTCAGGGGCGGAGGCGCCTGCGTTCGTTTTTAATACTTGACCCGCAGAACCAATTCCCAATCTGCTTAATGCGTGAGCGCCTGTAGCGTAGACAACATCACC